CTCATCATAAACCCTTGAAAATCAAGGGTTTATGTTTTTATAAAATCCACTATTTTTTTATCGGTTCGAATCCTTCTTTTTGAATTACTTTATGGAGAACTTGATTAACACCAACAAAGTCCTAAACCACAATGGACTTTAAAATCTAATTAACAAAAAAGTATAAAAAGAACCTTACTAAATTTGTACAAATGGATAGAGGATTAACTATCCCAGGAAGTCCTATCGGATGTAATTTTGAGGTAGTACACGATGACTATTCAAATGGTAAATACGAAAAGTTCATGGAACAATATGTATAGTATTACTTATGTTACATACAACGGAATTGAGATTGATCCGAAGAACTTATCGATCTATACATTTAATAAAGTTTCCAGTTTTCCCTATTCATAGTGATAACTTAGAAGTCACCGATGGTCTAGTATATTTAGATGACTTGGTTTTAGATGATAAAAACCAATTAGGAGAAACTTTAGGTAAGAGAAGATTACAGACTCCTTTTAAGAGTTTATATACTCTTAAAAATATGGGCAGAGATTATCTTAGTTTAATTTCGGGTAAAACCGGACAATACTACATAGATAATGCTGGTACTATATTTTATTATGAGAAAACTAAGTTTGTAAGAATAGAGTCTTTTAAAATAAAAGAAGTTATACTTAATGAAACTTATACAGCTATTCATGTATATAAGTTAAATAATAAAATTATAGTACCAAGAACCCCTCTACCTGAGTATAAATGGGCAAATTTATTAGTAATAGATAATCTGCCCTGGAAAATCCACAGCTATTCTGTGGAAAAGAATAAGGCGAGGCGTATTAAGATCTAAGAATGGGACAAAAACGTAGAATAAAAACCTTAAGAGACACCAATTTATTATTAACACCAGTAGACCCCTTAACTAGAAATCAAGTTATAGCTTTTGAAAGCGAAAAGAATCTTGTATTACACGGAGTCGCAGGAACAGGAAAAACTTTTATTTCTTGTTACTTAGCTTTTGATGATATAGACAAAGACCAGTATCAACAGTTAGTTATAATTAGAAGTGCGGTACCTACCAGAGATATAGGGTTTCTCCCTGGCACCGAGAAGGAAAAAGCAGGGGTATACGAAGAGCCTTATAAAAATATAGCAGTAGAGTTATTTGATAGAGGAGATGCTTATGAAATCCTTAAATCAAAAAATATAGTGCATTTTATGACTACCTCTTTTATAAGAGGCATAACACTAAAAAATTCTGTTGTTCTTATAGATGAATGTCAGAATATGACCTTTCATGAGTTAGATTCTATTATAACTCGAATAGGTGAAAATTGTAGAGTTATTCTATGCGGAGATTTTCGTCAAGCAGATCTTCAGAGAAATGGGTTAAAGGATATTTTAAGAATTTTCAAAGCAATGGATAGTTTTGATATGGTAGATTTTGAAATTGCCGATATTGTTAGAAGCGGCTTTGTAAAAGATTATATAACCGCAAAGCATGATTTAGGGCTATGATTAAACTATGGACAATATGGAAATACGCATTAGGCGGTTTCTCAGACGATAAAACGGAACCTTATGATAATTATGTTGCGCTTCTGCGTACTGTCATTGTAGGCGTTAATTTTCTAACTTGTTTTTTTATAATGGCAAACGTGGTGCATAACTGGTGAAAAAGGTAGATAAATGGGATGGAGAAGCAAGAGGATGTGCAGATGTTATATTCTCTAGGATTCAAATACTTCTCCGAAAAAATAATACAAAAAGAGAGTATAGTAACTTGTATGAATCTGTTATCTCTCTTGTTACATACTGTGAGGACAACGGCGTTAGACTTACCGATATCCTAGAAGAAGTTTATTTAGTACTTAAAGAAGATAGTAATAGTGAAAGCAGTTCTCAGTAATAGAATATATGTCGATGCTAGTCCAGAATTAAAAGAAGAGATAGGAGCTGCTCTTACTTATACTGTGCCTGCAAGAACCCCTAATGATAGACCTCAAGTCATAAAAAATATGAATAGGATACGAGGAAACCTTATTAGTATACCTATTGGCAGAACAGATTTAATACCGGAGAATTATGAAATTATTGAAAAAAGGGTTAGTTGTCCTGTTGAGTCTTTTCCTGATTTTAAGTATAAGTTGCGAGATAGCCAACAAGCCGTCTACGACGCGCTCGATGACAATGCCATCATCAACGCGTGGGTAAGTTGGGGAAAAACCTTTACAGGTCTCGCGATAGCAGGAAAGTTGAAACAAAAAACTCTAGTAGTTACCCATACTATTCCTTTAAGGAATCAGTGGGCAAAAGAAGTGGAGAAAGTATATGGAATACAACCAGGTATTATTGGTAGCGGGAAGTTTGATATTGATTCCCCTGTGGTTGTGGGGAATGTACAAACTCTTTACCGTAATTTGGAATCCGTTTCTCGTGTTTTCGGAACTGTTATTTTGGATGAAATGCATCATGTCTCGAGTCCAACGTTTTCTAGGATTATAGATAAAAGCTATGCTAGATATAAAATAGGTCTTTCTGGGACAATAGAGAGAAAAGACGGAAAACATATAGTTTTTAGAGACTATTTTAGTAACACTATATTCAAGCCTCCAGCGGAAAATTTTATGGTTCCTGAAATTGATATTTACAAGAGCCAAATAAGATTTATGGACGGAGCTAGAATACCTTGGGCTAATAGAGTGACGGCATTAGCTAATAATGAAGAATATCGTCACTCTATTGCTTTAATGGCTGCAACGTATGCAGCAAGAGGTCATAAAGTATTAGTAGTAAGTGATAGAGTACACTTCTTAAAAGCCTGCGCAGAATTAGTAGGAGATAATGCAATCTGCGTAACAGGAGAAGTAGGACATGAAGAGCGCGAAGACTTACTAGAAGATATTCGTAATAATAGAAAAGATATACTTTTTGGTACTCAAGCGATTTTCTCAGAGGGAATCTCTGTGAATAATCTAAGTTGTCTTATTTTAGGAACTCCTATAAATAATGAACCTCTATTAACTCAGCTTATAGGAAGAGTCATTCGGGAGTACGAAAATAAAAAGACACCTAAAATAGTAGATATTCACCTATTAGGAAATACTGCAAAACGACAAGCATCTAATAGGATGGGATATTATATTAAACAAGGTTGGAATATACACCAACTATAAAAATAAATCTTGACATTAATTTTAAAATTTAGTATAATAATGATTCTTTATAACTGGCCAAAAATCTTTACTCTAACGAGAGGGAACACTAAACAGATGTTCCTAATCATAAAGATGCTAACTAATAATGAAGTGCCTAAAAACAAACGAGACCCTCTATATAAATATATGGATGTGGATTTCTCTGGCATAAGTTTTTTAGCGCATCCTGAAATGTTAGTGTATAACAGCTACAAGTACAGTTATAGAGAAATGGGAGTATATTTGGCCCTAGCTTCCGCAAGAAATCTTATGGATTTTAAATTAACGGGCGATACACGTTTATCCTTAGAGCATTGTCCTCTTTCGGATCCAAACGAACATTTAATAGAAAACAGACTACTTTATTCAGACGATGAATATATTTATTTTCTGTATGAAGAAGTTATAAAGGAGAACACACACTAATGGCTATTGGATTTAATAAAACAAAAGGCGCAGCACAAAAAGGTAATATCGTATCTTACGCATATCGAGAAGGCGACAATGAAGTTCGTCTAGTTGGTGATGTATTAGCTAGATACGTTTACTGGATTCCTGGTGAAAATAATAAAGATATTCCTTTTGAGTGCTTGTCATTTGATAGAAATGAAGAGCGCTTCAATAATTTGGAAAAAGACTGGGTACGAGAGTATCATCCAGATTTAAAATGTACTTGGAGCTATGCTATGCAGTGTCTTGACGCAGGTGAAGTAAAAGTTATTAACTTGAAAAAGAAGCTGTTTGAACAGATTCTTACTGCTGCCGAAGACTTAGGGGATCCTACTGATCCTGAGAGTGGTTGGGACGTTAAATTTAAGCGTGTAAAAACTGGTCCTCTTCCGTACAATGTAGAGTATCAACTTCAGGTATTGAAGTGTAAGCCGCGCGCTCTTTCTGAGGCAGAAGTTGCAGCAATTTCTGATCTGAAGTCTATGGATGATGTAATGCCTCGTCCTACCCCAGATGCTCAAAAAGAACTATTAGATAGGCTACGAGCTGGTCCATCTGATTCCTCTGATGATATTGATGAAAGTATTGAAGAAGAGTTTAACATCGCATGATTTTATTTACAGCCGATTGGCATTTAAAGCTGGGGCAAAAAAATGTTCCAAGAGAATGGTCTTTAGGTAGATATCGGCTATTCTTCGATGAGATTATAGCATTAGAGTCAGAGTGTAATATGCACATTATAGGGGGCGATCTCTTTGATCGCCTTCCTAACATGGAAGAATTAGAACTATATTTCTCTTTTATTCGTAGAGTTAAAATTCCTACTATTATTTATGATGGTAACCATGAGGCTACTAAAAAGGGAAGAACCTTCTTTTCTCAGCTTAAACAAGTAAGTAGAGATATTAACCCCTTAGTACATGTTGTTGATATCTCCTGGGAAGATACTGACATAGGATTTTCTATACTGCCATACAGAGAGCTTCATTTGCCTAATAGTATAGAAGCTCTGGATTATAATAAACCAGTCTTTACTCATGTAAGAGGAGAGATTCCTCCTCATGTAAAGCCAGAAGTAGACTTAAATAGGTTTGAAAGATTTCCTGTAGTTTTTGCGGGGGACTTGCATTCACATACAAATACTCAAAAAAATATAGTATATCCAGGGAGTCCTATGACAACTTCATTTCATAGAACTAAAGTAGAAACAGGGTATATATTAATAAATGAAAATGACTGGAATTGGTTATGGGCTCCATTTAATCTACCACAGCTTATAAGAAAAACCGTAAGCTCCCAAGAAGAAATGATAGCTACAAGTTTTGATCATACAATATATGAGTTGGAGGGAGATCTTAAAGATTTAGCAAATGTTAAAAACTCTGAGCTATTAGACAAGAAAGTTGTAAAAAGAGCTACAGAAACGACTCTTATAATTGAAAAAGAAATGACTATACAAGAAGAGATAAAAGAGTATTTAATGTATATTTTAGAGTTAGAAGAAGAAAAAATAAGTAGTATTCTTGACACTTTTAATGAGTATTCCACTGGATATTAATATAATGGAAATAGCAGCTGATATACATTATATACCTAACTTTTTATCTAGAGAGCAGTGCTCTAAAATTATAGAAGATGCTGAGAGCTTTGGAAACTGGGAGTCTGCAAAGAATGACAACTACCCCGGTCAAGAAATAAGAACAAATCTACTCACAGACTATACGCAAAATATAGTTATAGATATATACAAATACATAGCAGAACAGACTAAAATAATATGGCCCCCTACGGAACTCTTTGGCCTAAGAGACTCTTTTTTAATAAAATATTCTGTGGAAGGACAAAAAAATCTACCCTTACATAACGATCACTCTCTTGTTAGTGGAAGCATAAAACTAAATAATGAATATGTTGGAGGAGCTTTATCGTTTCCTCGACAAAATTTTTTTAATTCTATATGTAATACGGGGGATCTTATATTCTGGCCTGCTCAAGTTACTCATCCTCATGAATGTTTAGATTTACTATTCGGAGTAAAGTATAGTTTAACAATTTGGACTAAAAGAAGTCCTTGGGACTAATTAATGATTATATTAAAAACACTATACTGGAACAACTGTTTTAGTTACGGTGCAGATAATTTTTTAGATTTAACTACAGATTCTGTTACTCAGATTATAGGTACTAACGGAACCGGTAAGTCTTCTATTCCTCTTATTATAGAGGAGGCTTTATTTAATAAGAATTCGAAAGGAATAAAAAAAGCAGATATACCAAATAGATTTC